TACTCGTCCTTTTTGAAAGTATGAGTTGCCTTTTCAATTAGCATATAGTTTGATACTTTAATATCATCTAAATCTAATTGAACCACCACACTTGCTCCTGCCCTACAAGCAAAGTTTCCAAATGCGTTGGTAACTTTTAATTTTCTTGTTTTTCGATTGTAAAGTTGAAGTAATTTATTCGCTCTATCTTGTGCGTTAGCTGGGTTTTGGATACTTTCGGTATAGCGTAATCTACCCCAATTACCTATGTTTGTTTCATCAAGCGCATTATAATAATCTCGTTTATTAGTTTCGTCATTATCATAAAACAACTCGATCTCGTTATACGTTTCATCGTCAATGCTGGAAGTATATTCAAAGTTTTCTGCAACCGTTTCATTTATAACAATGTTTGTTTTTAAATTATTTGCGTTGCGTAATTGAAGTTTACCTTCGTCTGAATATAAAACAAACATATCTGTTGTACTAATAAGAGTTAAATCAAGTGCGTTTTGGATAATATCAAATAAACTTTGATCGTCTTCAACTCGACTACCAATAACATAAGTTGTACTTTCAATCGTACCAAGAGTGAGATTGTAGTCGTTAGCAATCATAGTCACAATGTCACTGGCTTTTTTATTCGTATAAACATAGGTGGCTTTGTTTTTAAAATATCGTAGTTGGTCATAAGCGGTAACATCGATCCAACCGTCTTTGCTACGTTTTTTAGAAAAAATGTATCCGATAAAAACACTTTTCCAATCGGTGGCTTCGGTGTTACGATATCGTAGCATTACCAAATCACCCTCTTGGAAGTCTAACCCATCATTTTTAACACAGTATACTTTAAAGGTAAGTTTTCCCGGTGAGCCTTGTCTGTCGGTTTCCCACTTAACACCATCTTCAACTATTGGAGTTAGAAGTTCGTAGCCGTTTGTGGTTTTATGTTTAATTATCACTTCAAACTCACCGTTAAAGTTCTTATTAACCGTTAATTTATCCGACAAAATATCACCGCCTTATTACGTTATAGCTGGGATCGTTAATTTTGTATCTGGATAAATCCAATGTCCCTTGCTGGAACTTGAACGACCATATTTTTTAGCAGTATTTTCAATTACAGTTTTATTGGCGTTGTAAATAATCTTCCATTTAGTACTATCACCATAGAATTTTTTCGCTATGCACCAAAGACAATCTCCGCTTTTTACAACATATGCTTTAGATTCTCCTGCTGGTTTTGTAACTTTTGGAACAGAATTAGCCGTAATTTTTTTAACTGTGCCGTAAGAAATATATTCTTTAAACTTTAAAGATACTGTAATATCAAATGCGTTTTCGGCACTTTCTTTTAAATCGTAACCTTCTAAACTTACCATCCAACTGCTACTCGCAAAGCCGTTAGCAGTGTTACCAACCCGTCCATTTGGAGGTGTTCTGACGATAACTAATTTAGTTGGTTTCTTTTTTAACATTAACTGTTCAAAAAAATCGGTATATTTAATTGGCGATCTTAACGTATTAGCAAAGCTATACTGTCTACCCCTCGGTAACTCAATATCAAATTCAATCTCCGTTAATTTCGGATTTTTTAATATATTGATTTCGCTACCATTGATTAACTCAACTGTTTGGTTGTTTGAACCAATGGTAACTTTGAGTTCAGAGGGGGCATAAGGCAGTTCCAAATCACCAATAAAAAAATGATAACCTTTGTAAGCCATTTAAATGCCCCCTTGATTTTAGTAATGAACTCCGTAAGCTACATTGGTCATTTCGCTTCTCAGTACATCGGACAGATATTCCACGATACCGTCAAGATCACGTTCACTCTGAACAGTGTTGTTATTGGTCATATCAACACGAATTTCGGCAGTTGTGAACTCGTTTCTCCATTCCATATCAGCAATTCTACGAAGATATTCCAAATCATCGTTGCTTAAATCCATAGAATCAGCCATGGAAGAAGTGGAATCATTGATACCATCAACACCAGCTAATAACTCGTCCATGTTTGGTGTACCATACGCATTGGAAACATCGTAAGCTGGATCACTCGCATTTGGGAAACCCCCAGCCATATCACCAAAGTCCAGGCCAAGTTTTTCACCAAGACCGTCTAATATAGAAGGAGAACCACCGATGCCGTCCATATTTAATGCACCGTTTAATTTATCTCGTAATCCATCGCCCTTGCCGTTAATAACATCAGTAAAGGAGTTAATCTTATTTTGAATCTCCCCACCTTTTTCATAACCAGCGTCATAAGCGTCACCGACATTGAATCTGTCTGGAAGGTCTAACCCGGCAGCACCAGCTATACTTTGAACGGTTGGTGCTTCACGACTAAGAGTAATCGCATTTTCGTTTTTACCCCATTCTAAAACGGAGTCTTGTAACGCAGATAATCCACTTGTCCAGTCTGTACCAAAAATAGCATCGATAATTTTAGTTACGACCTTACCAAGAGATAAGAACCAACTGATAATGTTACCAATTAAACTGGCAACAGCATCACCGAAACTATTAAATCCACCGTTACAGCAGTTTAAAATAAATTCGATTATTCCAATAAACGGCTCAACAAAATATGTCCAAATAAATTGGAGTATACTATTGATTACACCAGTGATTAAGTTATAAATAAACGCACCAGCAGCGTAAACAAATCCAGTAATTTGTTCGGTATATTTTAGGAATATCGCAACAAATATTGCAATTATAGCGATAATGGCTAATACAATAAGCATAGGTATACTCATCATAACAACACCAGTAGCGAGATAAACTCCAAGAATAATTAACAAAATGGCGATAATAGCAATAGCTACTGCCATGGCAACTTGGATTATAAAATCACAAACACTGGAACTTTGGGTTGCAATCCAAAGAATTACGGCAGCTACAATCGCAATAATTATAAGTGTAGTTGAATGCGTGGCTATACCAATCGCAAATATGGCAATGATAATAATCGCACATATAATTACGGCAAGTTGACCAGTTGTAATGATTCCTTGTTGCCATAAAATAAGAGCGTATACAATTAAGAAAATCGCAGCCACTATTAAGATAAGGTTAATGTGAGCAACAAACGCTGCCCAAATTGCCCTTATACCAACGTAAGTTAAATAAATTGCGATAGTTATAAGCCCAGCGATTAAAATATCAGAAATCCAATACCAGTTATCAGCGATCCAACCAATAGCATTAGAAATTAGTACAAACGCAATTTGCATAGCCTTGGATACGCCAATAAACAGACCTTCGATTTTCTGTATTAACCCGTTGTCAACCGCATTGTTTAATGTCTCTTTTAACATATTTGACACTGGAATAAATGCGTATTTGGCAGCGTTTTTAATTTGCTCCCACGTTTGAGCAAAAGTTTGGGCGGTTTGAGCAAACGCATTATCCATTTCGCTACCAGCGTTCATTACGGCAGCAACAACCATATCGGAAGTTACCTTACCTTGTGACGCTAAATCTTTAAGGGATTCTTCGGTATCATAAACTCCTTGTACAAATTCCTCAATCGCTTGATATGCTAATGGCGCACCTTCACGGACAGATCGTAATTCGTCACCAGCCAATGTGCCAGCACCTAATGCTTGGATTAACTGATACATAGAGGAACTCATTTCGGCAGCACTTGCACCACCAACAGCATACGCTTCTGCCATAATTTCTTGGAATCGAATCGCATTGTCAGTGTTGTTTTTAAACGCATCACCAGCTAAAGCCATTGATTTAGAAACGTTACTCATCATATCGGTATAAGACATACGAACTTTCTGAGAACTCGCATACATCTTATCCATAGCTTCTTGTGTGGCTTGGAAGGTTGCATTGGAATAACTTCCATCGGAATTAACACCGCTATCGCCAAGTTGTTGTGCCGAAACGTAATTCAACTTGTTTTGCGCCGATGTAATTGTATCCGATGTATCAAGTAGTGCTTTCGCACCCATTATCCCAAAATACGTTCCTGCGATTGCTTTTAATCTACTAAAAACAGAAGATAGTAAATTATTTGATGCTCGTATACTATTTCTGGTTTTATTTTGAGCAGCGTACCATTGATTAGTACTATTAACAATCCGTTGAACAAGTGATTTTGCGCCTGTATATAACTTATTCATCAACTGCGCTGGGTTCGTAAGTTTCTTCATACCAGCGTGAAGTTGAGCGAATCTTTGTTTAAGAGTTAACGCTTGCCGATTAGCCTTTTTTAAAGATT